TCTAAAACCTTTATATTCTACATAAGTATTATATAAAGTATAAGCTTTATTAATAATATTATTAGCATCAATACCTTGTGCTTTACAAATACTTAAAATATCTTTTAATGCAGAACGCCAACCTTTACGAGCATTATTATATTTTATCTGATGAGTTCGAACATCAGCAAATTTTTGATTAGTAACATCTTTTTCAAGAATATGTCTTGTAACGGTAAGATTTTGATTTACACCATACCAAAGAGCCGAAAGGATAGAATGAATATCATTATATATAATATTAGTATTTTCCCTACAAATATTATAAATATCTACATTAATTTTACCTCGAATCTTTTGATTTTTAAGTTTGACAAGTGGTTTATAAAGATAGTCTTCAATATTGTTTAGTATTATAACAAATGGTACAAATTTATTACAAACACCAATTTGTTTACCTCTACAATAAAGAATACCATCTTTTAATTCATAACCATATTTACCATTTACAACGGTATGTTTCGTATGAATACTTACATCATCTATTCTTTTATAGAATAAATCGAGTATTTCATTAATAATTCCAACACTTTTCATCACTTTTCATAATCTCTAATTCCAACAACATTTGCATGGAAAGGTAAACCATTTTTAGTTCTTTCATAGAACTTAACAGTTACAGACTTTCCGATAGGTGGATTATTAAGAATATCTAATCGTTCATTAACAGTACCAGTTAAAGTACAACTAAATACTAAATCATTAATATCGTTCTTAAGAACTAATCTAACATTAAATCCTACTCTATCATCAGGATTCCCAGTGTGTTCAACACCAATACATTCAAATTCAGCATCGTCGAACTTTTTGAGTTTCATCATTGTAGCAGGACGAGAACCAAATTTATATTCAGTATGCAAATCTCTAATTATGGCTCCTTCAAAGCCACAATCAATGCATCTTTGCATATAAGCTAACGCTTGATTATCATCATAAATAGTATCACTATTAAGAATAATAAGATTAAATTTATCCCACATACTATGACCTTCGGGAGTTAAATTTTCCCAAATTCTACCAGCCATTACATTATGAGATACACTACTTTTCTTACTACGATATTCTTCCCAAACACTAAACCTTAATTTGTCACGTTCTCTATTAGTTAAATCGGGAATACTTAAATCAAAATTAACAAATTGAAGTTTCTCATGATATATATTCTTAGGATTACGAGCAGCTCCACCAATAGTTGTCACTTTCTCACCACGAATATAAATCTCACCATCAAATACCATATTAGCATATTCAGGAAAACTATCATAAAAATCATTAAATAGTTGCTCAATATGCCAAATACGATAAGTAAGACCTTCTTTAGTTTTAATTACAGTATGATAATGTTTATCATCACGAACAAAACCTTCAAGACTAAATAAATCAGTAGGTGTAAATTCTTCAAGCATAACAACTGCTCGAACACCATTGATTTTAGGTTGAGCAATACAAGGATATTCGAATTTACCAATAGCAAACTTTTGTGCTTTCATAGGTTTAACACAATTATTTGCATCAGTGTTATATTTGGGTAATCTCCTATCTATTTCTGCAAATAAATCATCTGCATTAGTAAGATAATCCAAAGGACTAATACCTAAATCAGAAAGACTTTTATAACCTTGTTTCTTATGTCTTTCATAAACACTATTAAGTTCAAATTCAGCTTGTTCTCTATCAGTTTTCTTACTCTTAGCTTTAATTACAGGAGAATAAGATGATGTTTCAGCACCATTTACTTTACCATAATAATAAGCTAATCGTAGAGATACTGTACCATCAGAATTAGTAACTTTTTCAACTCGACCCCACCAACGAACTAAACCGCCAGTTAAATCTCGTTTATATAAAACTTCATTAGGAATCATATCTTATTTTTTAACTTTTTCTTCAACAACAATAGCATATTGCGGTTCTCCAATACGAATCATAAGACAATTCCAACTTTCAAGAGGAGTCTTATGTTCAGTCATATCTGTAAGATTAAGTGGTTTAGCACAAAAACATTTATATGACCTTTCAATTTTATTATTAAGAGGATTTTTAATAGTTTTAGGATGTGGGAGAATACGCGAAAGAATAGGATTAATAGCTTCTAATGTTTCTTTATCATTAGCGCTAATATAAGTATCACCATCAAGAATGATTTGTGTATGTTTGAAACCATATTTATCCACAAATCGGTTAATACTTGATTGGTCAGATAAACGAGAAAAATCATTCATTAATCTCGTATAACTTTCTTCATCCATAGGACAAAGATAAATCTTATTACCATTATCAAGAGTATTGATAAGATAGTTTTTGATTTTAATCTCCATAATAAATCTTTTTTAGAACATTATCAAAATGTTGGAATACTTTACGATAACCATAATCTTTAACCATATCAGATGGGTCTTTAGATTTATAATTATTCGTAAAATAAATTGGAATAGTATTATATCTACCTTGTAGTAGATGAGCTGCATTAATTCCAGCAGCATCAATATCGAAAATAGTAAATAACTTTCCGCTTAAAGAGTACGACACCAATAACTTGTAAATATCAGTAGGTAATACGATAGTTTCAGAAGCAGCAGGTATAAATAAAATATCATTAATACCTTTCTCATCACAAATCTGTTCAAAAAGTATTTTATCTTTATAACCTTTTATAAGAGCAATATAATTCGTTGGTTTAAGTTGATGTAAACACTCAATAGGACAACGATTATTAGTAATAAACTTAGTTTGACTTTTAAGTCTTTTTGGAAAATAAAGTTTATACTTATTTGGATTAACATTATAAACATAACAAGGGTCAGTACCACTATAACGATAAGGTGTTTGCCACTCATTAAGTCTATATCTATCAACAATAAATACTTTTGTATTTAGATTACTTTTCTTAATACCATATTGTTCCCAATAAATATAATCTAACTTATTTGGTTTACGAACATCAAAAGTAATTTCAAGATTTTGATTCTTAATATGTTCTTGTTCAGTTCGATTAAATTCAATATTAGTAACAATCTTATCAGAACAACGAAGGATTATGTCATTGCATATATACACAAACCCTTCACTTGTTTTACAATTCTTATTAATAATATAACCTACAACTTCAAATATATCACCTCTAAATCTACCATCACCAAAATCTCTGCATATCAGTTTATCACCATAATACTTAAAAGATAATGAAGGATGTTTATCATTTCTTAAAGGATTTCGTATTCTATCATTAGGACTACTAATGTTAAATCGGATTACATCTTCGGGAATACCAAAATATTTACTAAATATTGTAACTTGGTCAAGTGTATTAAGTATGAAATCTCTCATGTAATCAGTAGTGTAACTTGCTGGGCTTCGCTGCTGGGCTTCGCCCAGCGCTCCGCTACCCGGTGGGGGAGTGGGTTGGACGCCCCCTCGTGACGCTTCTGGCCGCGTGTATTTACCTGACCTATACAGATATACGTCTGTTAAATACAGTCCGTCAAATCAAAAGAAATCGGCCAAAAATACGGTATAACAACAAGTCTAATTTTAGCATTACCCAAAAAAGAAGGAGATAATAGAGTTTTACCTCCATTACCTCCTTTACAAGTTCCTGTTTTAGTAATATGATAAATACTACTTCGAGTACCTATCAAGAATGTTCTGAATATCCGACGAAACAACAGTAGCACCGGGAGCGGGAGCAGGAGCACCTGCGGCAGCTTCACGATTCTTCGGAGCATCATCCTTTGCAAGATGAATTGTTTCACCAGCTTCAAATTCAATCGACGGACTTTGACCGGGAATAACACGTTCAACAAATCCACGATTAACAAACGAAGGAAAAGCTAAGAACTTATGCGTGTTATAATCTGCAACAAGTTTCATAAACAGTTTCACATTCTTATAAATAGGATTTTTCTCATCATCACCAACGAGGAGATGTTTGAAATATTCAAAGAAAGCAAGATACTGTTCACAACGAACCTTTGCAGGAGCAGCATAATCGAGTCCCGGACATTTACCAGCATTAACCGGATAACCTTTAAGACCTTTAAACTGATTTGCGATATGACGAAGTTGTCCATATACCTGCTGAATAATGTTAATAACAATCTTTTCTTCAACAGGTTCACCTTTCTTATTAAGAGTAGTAACCGGCTTAGCAGTAAATGTATAATAACGGTCTTTCGGATTTGCGTCAGTTTTACACTGCTTAAATTCGATAATAAGTACGGGGAATTTACAACCAGCATATTCCCATGTACTTTCGACACCTTTATCATCCAGCAGAGGTACTTCACGAATATCAATACGAACATCGTTAATCATACCCATACAAAGATTACCAAGTTCAGGGTCGGGCTTAAAAGCTAATCTCCGTTCAACAACCTCTTCTTCAAACATTAATGTTGTCGAACTAACTTTCGATTTACTTGTGTCTGCCATAATAATAATTAAAGTACTTTAAGTTATTAGACTAAAAAGAGGAGCTACTTATTCAATAACTCCTCTTTTTATAATGATAGCAAATGATAGATTTGTTAAATACTTTTAGGTATTAACAATTACAACTCGGCTTCCGGCTCGGTTTCGGGCTGCGGTTCCTCTGCCTGCTTCTCGTCCTCCAGCGTTACCTCTTTCGGGTCTACCAGCACATACACTTTCTCGTAGATGGTATCATCAATCTGAACAGGAATAAAGTCACCATTCTCGTCCTTAACTTCCTCAACACCATACTCAACTCGCTTGGTAGCAAGAACAGCAGTACACATCCTACCGTCACGACCCTTTTGAGTTTCAACCTCTTCCATAAGACCCTTATCAACAAGAACACGCTCACCTACGGGAGCAGCATCCTTATCCTGCATAAGCATCTGCGACCAAACACCAGCGTAATTAAACGACTGAGGACGACCAGTACCTTTCGTGTTACCAGCACTTGCAAGTTTGCAACCCTCGCTACCTGCCGAAAGAGCAATAAAGAAACGCTCATTAATCGAATCAGCATTAGGCATAGCAAACATAACAACACGGTCACCATGACCACAACCAATAAGTGCAGAAGCCGAAGCATTCATCGTAAACTTATTCATACCACGAGCAGTAGTAATTGCCGGACGAATATCATTCGACGACTTCGTACCACGGTTTACAGCGGTCAGACCAGCAAGTTTAGCAGCAGAAAAAACAGACTTTTTCATAATTGTAATTTGTTTTAATTTATGAATATTTTATGAATGATAGATTAATGATAGATTTGCATTACTTTATTCTGTAACAGGAACTTCTTCAAATTCAGTATCTTCAGCTTGACGATTTGCAATAGATACAGCTTGATGTAATTCACTATCAACGTAAATTCCATTTAACTTATCACTTGCAATAATTCTACCACCAAGCATGATAGACATTTTAATAAGATGAGTTTCCGGATGGGCATTCCAATTAGCTTTACCTTTACTTTCAGTACCGTCAGATTTAGTACCAACGTACAAACCTGCATCAATAGCTTGTTGTAAAGTATAAGGTATTGCAATACTCTCATCACCACGAGTAAGTTCTACAAGAGCTCGACGAGTAGCATACCTAATAATTGGAATCTTACCTTCTTGTACTTGTTTATCAATATAATCAGCAGTATGACCATCATTAATTACAACAAAATCATCTTTCGTTTCTTTGTTATAATCAACAAGTTCATTTGCAAGTTCCTTTTTACAATATCTATATATGTAAAAAGGTTTAGTTCCATCTTCAAGAATCTTACGTTTAATACCGGCATCTGTAAGGACTTTATTAACAACATGAATACCAGTATATACTATCTCCGCTTGAGAAGTACTAAAAACGTAAATGTTTTGCATAGCAGCCATAGGATTAAGTCCCATAGACCGCCCACGTTCAACTTTGATTGCTGCTTCCCTATCAAGTGTCTTACCAAATGTAACACTTACCATAGGAGTAAAACCGAGTTCATTACCTAACAGCAAACATGTAACAATCGCACTCTTATTAACTACAAGTTCACTCGTTCCATCTTCTTTCTGAACTTGCTCCTTAAAACCCTTATTAAAAACAGGACTTTGAGCAATCCAATCTGCTAATGCTTCAGCTTGTTCAAATGAATTAATTTGATTAACAGCTAACGCAACACTTCCATTTTTATTTCTTGTATTAACAAGAGCACCACTCACATCTTCATCAGTCTTTTCGACTGGCTTCATTTGTGGTTTATCCATACGCAAATATAGTAATTATAATTGTACCACCAAAGAAAATAGCAAGAAATTAACCGAAAATTTCACTAATATCATTAACCCATATCGGAACATTCTCGGAATCTTGCTGACGCTGGATTAACTTCTGTTTGTCCCTCGACCTAACATCTTTATCACCAATTTTGAAATCATCAATGTAAAGATTAATAATAACACAATTCTTATTAGGATTCATGTAATTATAAGTCTTACCTCGTGCGACACGTTGTCCGTGAGTATTAGAATTACAACTACCACCAGTCGTTATGACTTGTTCGATATTTTCTATCGTTAAACCCTCATTAAGACTTTGTGCAGTAAATAAATATTTATAAGTACCATTCTTAATCCCTTCAATAGCTAACTTTTTAAGAGATGTTTTACCTAATCGTTTAGGTTCACCATTCTTATAAGTATATGGAACACCAGTTTCAGGATTAATTACATATCTACTTTCAATAGCACTATGAAAAGGAATACCATCTTTACTGAAATAATCAGCTAAATCAGTAACCATAGCTATTGATTCATTAAAACAGATAGTAGGAACACTATTAGTTTTAAGAATTTCAATAACAGCATTAATTTTAGGTCTGTTATGAATTAAAATATCATTACGTTGTCTAACAAAGTCCTTAAACTTCTTAGCACGTTCGTAAATATTATCGGGATTCCAAAGATTATTAATTCGTTTATTATAATCATTATCGAGTGGCATATCACGAGTCCAACCCATTAATGAAGCTAACATATTACGAATAACAGTAGGTTTAATAAAAGTACTACTGCCATTTCTATCTTTATAATTATAACCAGTAAAAGATGCAAGAACTAATGCAAAATCACTGTCAAAAACTTTATTACGAAACTCTTGATTAATCACTTTATGTAATCCACCAAATGTTTCAAGAGTTTCAGAAATCATATCAGAATATTTAGCATATTTAATTTTGTCATGTTCATCAAGTTCAATAGCTAAATTATATTCTGTACTATTTGAAATCCAACCTTGCGATACAGCTTCAACCTCAGTAATCTTATCAATTACTGGAGCACCTAATTCATTAAGAATAGATAGTTGATTTTTATTTAATGTAGAACCAGTAAGACATAGAATAAATTTATATTCTATATTCTTAATAGCTATAAGAGTTTCACCTTGTAATAACTTATGAACTTCATCAAGAATTAGTAAATCAACTTTAATAGGAAGTTTTCGTTCTATTTTAAGTTTATTTACATGATTAATAAGAGTATTACTACTCATTATATCAATCCATTGTTCTTTCGGACAAAATTCAGTAAGATTATCAGCAAGATTTTTAGTAGTTACAGCATTTGGAGCGATAGCCATAATTGTTCGATTAGGATTAGCTTTAACCAGCTTACCAACAATCATAGCTGCTACTCGTGTTTTTCCAAATCTCATTATAAGATTTAGAGTACCTCGACCTTTGGCATCACGCCATTTATTACAAGATATTTCTTGTCTATCGTCCTTTGTCATGCCATAATATTATCAATCACAATCACGCTTTATAATACCACCATCGTGACTAATATATCTCCATTGATAACCATAAGCAGTTTTAGAATTACCTTTAGGAGTACAAGCCTTAACAATAGCGTAATAAGCGTGTTTAGGATTTGTTTTTTTTAGCTCAATAGTTATAGCATTAGCAGCATCTTTAGTAGAAGCATAAGTAGTTATATATTTTCCCTCTCTTGTAAACTTAGCTACACGCAAACCAATTCTACGATTTTTAACATTAACTGGTTTAATATCAGTTATTGCAAGACCGTCAACTTCATGATATACAAGGTCACCATTCATATTAGTATTTTATTAAAAAGGTAAATCATCTCCATTTTCTATTGCACGTTTATATTCTTTCTCACTTGAAAAACCATACATACCCCAGATAGTATTGTTAATAGGAATGTCATTAGCAGGATTAATAAACGATACATTGTCATCTTCAAAATCAACTTCAAACAAACCATCTTCTTCAGGACTTTCAATAGGCTCTAAATGTTTATTATTAGACATAGCACCAAATAAATCACCTTGAACCGCAACCATACCAGCAGTTTTTTTATTTTTACCATATAGAATCTTAGCACATTCTTTTTTATAATAACTAAAATCTATATGATAATCATCTTCCTCAACATAATCGTTAAAAGGACGAACACTACATTTAGCTACAATTCGATTAATTTTACTTGGTTTATTTTTATCAATTTTTATAATAGTTCCACTACAATATGATACATCAGCAATATAGAAACGATTAGATTTTTGAAGTTCTTCATCATGAAGTTCACCGTTTACAATACTACAATATATAATATTGAATTTAGCATCAGTCTTTTGACTAATACAATAATCATAAATAGCTTCTTTACTACTATGAATATGATTTTCTATTGTATCAGCATAAGGAACATTATATAAAAGAAATAGGTTAAGAGCTTTTGGAACAACTGGATAAGCATAACCTTTATTAAAAGCAATAGTTTCAATAAAAAGACCTTTACGTTTAATATAAATATCTTCAAGTTCAGCTATTGCTTCTGGAGTTTTATCAATTAATTTATCATAAGCATCTTGAAAACCTTCTTTAACAGCAATATAATTATTTACATCATTACGAAGATACTTTTCATAATTAGTAAATTCAAGTTCAAAATTGTTATATTCTTGCCACCAATCACAACAAGCTTTATAATCGGCTTCTTGTTCAGGTTTAATGATACAAACAATACCATCAGTATTAGCAGATATAACTTTAATACCTTTGAGTTCCAGTGCTTCAATAAGCATCAAAAGACAAAGTTGTAGATTTATAGTAACTTTATAAGTACATTTAGGGTCATAAAGATAATCATTTATATCTCTAAATGCACCATACATTCTATTAATAGCAATTTTAAGACCTTCAGCTTTAATCTTATGACGTTTACTTGACTGCATAAGAGCATCAGCTTTTGCCTGTAAATCATCTATAATAGATTGATTAGCATGATTATTCTTAAAAGTATTTATTTCATTAAGTAGTTTTTTATATTCTTTTAGTTCTTTACTTGCAGCATGTTTTGCTTCAACACGAGTGTCTTTTGTATATCCAACAGTAGCTCTAAAAGGATTTCTTTCAAGATGTTCAGGATAAACATCATAAGAAAGAATACCATTTGGATAAAATGAAGCACAAATTTGAATAATATTAATCTCGGTAACTAACCGTCTATTATTCACTACTACTCTCGTAGCAGATTAGACTATATCTTATTCTTTAATAGTTCCATCTGAATTAACATATCTCCAAATAAATCCATAAGCAGTCTTTTTACTACCATTGCAAACACCTCTTATAGGTTGACCTTTAAATGTAGGATTTTCTTTGATTACGTCATTCATATTGTCATATACTTTAATAGGATTTCCTTTTCTATCATATTGAGCGATAGCATGACTTTTTAATAAAGACATTTTCTTTCTATATTCATCAGTACGATGTGATGATTTATCAGCACTACCATACTTTTTACGAAGTTCATCACTCATATAATAATTAGAAATCTTATCATTATAAAGATTATCAATACCAGTATCTATTTGATATTGTCTTTCTTTAGCTATAAGATTTTCATTAGTTTCTTCAATAATAGACCAACTAAATATTCCAATACCATAAGTATTAAAATCTGATTGTAATCTTTTATTAGGATGTCTATTAAATCGAAGTTCTGAAAAATGTTTTTGTAATCTCCTACCAATATCAGTAGAAGAACCTATATAACAAATTCCAGTTTCATTATTAGAAATCTTATAAATTCCTTGTTTATTTAATAAATTAGAAAAAGTACCATAATCGAAATTATCAGTTACTCTTTTAATAGAACTACTTAAACCTTTTAATTTTTCTTTATCCATAGCATTATTATTTATTGGTTAATATCTACAAAGATAATAAACTATTGGATAAAAACAAATAGGATAATAACAAATATTAAAGAATTGTGGCACTTCGACAATCATTAGTTACATGATTATCTACTCCTTTACGGATAGTCGTTGAACTTTAATCTTGATTTACATCAAGACTCTTAGCTGCGGATTGTCTAATCTCTTTACTTTTTACTATACCTTTGACATTACTCATTGCCGCGTTACTATTACTAACAACGTTTAGTATAAAGAGTTATATAAGAGTTTCCCGCAATTCACCACATTAAGACGCTGCTTCAACTTTAACGTCTGCATCTCGAATACAAGCACCAATTTCAGAAGCAATTAGCAATCCCGGTTTATCTTGACTATGCAAACCACCTAAAGCCATAGTATATACCGCATCACCAAATTGAAATTCGTGCTTAAATTTATCTTCATCTTTTGTACTACCTACAACGATAGTAGATTGTGCAACAGTACGAAGTAAATCATTGAGAATTTTAGTTTGAAATTTAAGTTTAGGACTTAATATACTGGAAACTTTAATTTTCCATCTATCAGTTTTAGTATCCATAAAATCTTTTCTATCAATACCGCTAAACTTCTCATAAAGAGATGTAGTAATAGCTTTACCAATAGAACTTCTTGACATATTGCGGACATCAATTCCAAACTCTTCAGATATATCTTCTCGTAGTTCAATTTCAGCCTTTTGACTACGCTCCAGTTCTAATGTAATAAGAACATCATTTACATTATAATCACAAATATCATAAATATCTTCTTCTCTAATTCTACAATTATAAGCAATCGGTAGATTCTGAATACGATACCATTTTAAGCAAATAGCAACTTGTTTAAGACTGGTATAAGTCTTATCAAGATAAAGAATTTTTTGAATATCATAATCAGTAAAAGGACGTTTGTAATATTTCTTGAAATTAAGTAAACGACTATATCCTTTACCAAAATCTACACAAGCGCAACTATGGTCATATAGAATTTGTGTAATATGTTTACCTTCTTTCTTATTAAAACCTTTTACATCAAGATATTTATAATTATTAA